CTACGATCTGTCGGCAATGCATTCCACAAGGCGGCTTAACGTTCCGGGTCCACGCGCCATAGGCGGTTTCTTGTCCTCGCTGCGTTTATAGACATACAGCCCCAGAACCGACAACGCGACCGACCACATCATCGACAGATCAGCAACGGCAACAATGACCGCTGCCGCGGCAGCCGCATCGGTGAGTATGACATAGACGATCGCCGCCATTACCATTGTCCAGGACAAGATCAACGCATACCCCATTGTCGGCCGCATCCGCCGAACGTAACGATCACTGCTGGCGCTCTCCACCTGAATGGTCTGATTAATAGCCTGTAACCGCTTGGTTTCTTCCTGATATAGGGAAATCGCCCGCTGGGCGGTTTGCCGCTGATATTCAAGCATCAGTTCCGGGTTCGCTTGAAGCGATTGAAGGGCTTCACCTTCATCGGCGACCCCGGTGACGCATTTGGCAACGCCGGCGGCTACCTCGGCAACCTTCCCCGCGGTGCTTTCGTCACTCGTGTCGAAAAGGCTCATCAAGGCGGGTGCCGCCTGAATCAACCCCATGACCACAGGCAAGATCATAACTGGTACCTCCTCATTGGTGGACGGAACTCAAAACGGAGTAACGATCCGGAAGTTTTCCGGCCGCCGCAACGGCGGACAAGGTTCTCCTGCTCAACTCAAATCTAGTTAAGAATTCGTCTCTTGCCGTTCAGACCAGGTGGCGTCTTCCGACCAGTATTGGCCACCGGCAACCAGGCAAGCCAACGTGGAACCGGGCGTCCGTCGGATGACGGACCAGGAACCGGCGTCCGAGACAAAGAACTCCAGTAACGAACCATCAGTCCCAACAGCGACCGCCTTTCGCCGCTCTTGGAAATCGGATTGGAGCTTCGTCACGATCTCGTCCCTCAACCCGCACGACTGTTGCGCCATCGCCGGAAAGCAGAAAAGTACAATGCTCGCTGCCGCGATCAAACCACGTTTCATCCGCAATCTCCTTCTACAATCCGAATTTTTGGCGAAGAAGGCTCCACGCCACCATTGCAAGAACGGCCAGTACCGCCCAAACGATCTTGTCGAGCCGTTGATGCAGGCGCACCATACTCGCCTTGATTTCCTGTCGAGTTTCGAAACAGTCTTTCTCGTGTGTCTCTATGCGCGCCAGCGCCTGGGCGGAGAGTTCCAGGGCCCTGTTGTTGTCCTCTGTTGTCATCATGGCCAACCGGACTCAATGTTGATCGCACGCAGGTCAGCCACGTCCACTGCGGACGCAACCTGCCCGTAAAGGACCGCCTCCCGGTCCACGCATGCATCCCGATAAGTGTCGACAGCCGCCAAGGCAGCATGCGCCGTCGTTGGATCGAACGTAACCAGATCGCCGGCTCGCGTTACGGCATTGAACGGAGCGACCGTTGCCCGCACCACAGCCTTTTCCAATTCACTATAGGCGTCGTTGTGAGTAGCCAGCGCCTTTCCGGACAGTTCCACTGTTCCGTTCAGGATGCGATCACGGTGTTTTTCGGTGATCCGACGTTTCAGAAGAATGCGGGCGGCGCCGACCTCCATCTCCTGAAGCGCATAGGGCTGTAAGACCGTATCAAGTTCACCGTCATAGACGAGGTTCAACGGCACGGCGTCGACGAAATCCGGCACTGTAACGGGCTTCTGATCGTTCACCTCGTAAACCCGCAAGGATTTCTTTTCCGCGGAACCTGTGCGATCGAACCAAGATGGATCGCGCCGCTCTCCCCCGTCCTCCAAGATCGCCTCCAGAATCGCGGTTCTTGAAGCTGCGACGATCGCGCCGTTTCTGACATAGGCATGCTGCATGATGTTTACTCCAGTGCTGCAAAGTCATTTTCAGTCAGAGTGCAAGGGTCTGGCATGCCGTGCGGCGTGATGACCCGGCCCCAGGGATGCGCGAAGGCAAAGCGGCCATCGCGCGTACCCTGCACCCGCGCCCAGGCTTCTGGCGCTCTGTATCCATTGGCGCGATCGATCTTCGTCAGCCAGGCGTTCGCCTCTGCGATCGATGCAAAAACTGCCGCGGTCATCCTCATGGCGGGGAATCCTTGTAGGGGTGGCCGAAAGGCAGCAAGGCAGCCTGGCCGTACTTGTGGGCGGCCCAGCCTTCCAGCTTATGCCGGTTGGTGGGGTTGAGCGTCCCCCGAAGGATCAGCAGTTCCGCCATGTCGAAACTCGCATTGCTCGATGGATTGAAAGACGAGCCGATGTAAAGCTCGTGATCAATCGCCCGTTGAGTAACAAGACCCTCAGACGTATCCGCCATGACAGTGCCATTCTTGAAGACCTGGATCTCCGCCGCATGTTGAACGGAGATGATCTGCCAGCCTTGCGTGGGACTGTCCCCACCATGCATCTGCCCGTCGAAAACCGCGGGGCCTTTTTGAGCTAATCGAGTAGTCGTTGCCAGAAAATCAAACCGATCAGTGGGATCGTTCAAGCTCACTATGAAACGCCAACTGAACGACGTTTCGCGCAAGTCGCCGATAATGAAAAAGGTCCAATCGCTCGCCGCCTCGGTTAGAACACCCGTCACCATGTGATCGTCGACGCCGTCAAACCGCACCACGTCATACCCATTGTTCTGAGTCAGCATAGGGCGGCTCGCAACGATGTTTTGAGAGGCTGTATGCCCGCTGAATTGATCGGTCATGTCGGTAACCGCCGATCCGTCCAAAAGGACCGAACCCGCCCCGTAGTGAATGAATCGGTTGGCGGCGGGCAGATCAGCGGGCGTCCAGGGACCGCCGGTGGACGCGGTAAACGGCCCAAGCACACCGCTGGTTTGAGAGGCGCTGCCCGCAACATTCGAGACTGCGTCTTCCCGGTAGAGGTAAGACCCCACGTCGGCCGGATCGGCCGGGGTGTAGGTGGCGGCCGTCGCCCCGGCGATTTCCGTATCGTCAACGCTGGCGGTGCCGTCCGCACTGCGGAACCATTTATAGGTTGGCGAGAACGGGCCGGTGCCGTCCCATTTGGCCGGCGCGGTTTCCGTCGTCGCTGTGCCGGTTTCCAGGGTCGCATGGGCGATGTCCGGCGGTGTCACGCCAGACGGCGGCACAATCGACGTAACCGCGTCCAGATCGGTTGGAAAACCGCTAGGGAGGGGCGGTAGGTTCCCGCCACTCTCCGCATCCAGCAGCGCCAGATAGATGATCGTATTGCCGTTCCCATTCGTGTCGGCATCAGCGGAACGGATTTTGAACCCGCCGCTGACAAAGTCGATATCGTTGGTGGTGTCCGGGGCTTCCGCCGTGTTGGCGTTGGCGCTTATGGTGTCGTCCAGCGGGTTCGTCCGCGAGCGCGCCGTGTCGTACATCTTGTTGTTGTTCACAAAGCCCGGACGCCGGATCAACAGCGCGGCCGGACGGCCGCCGCAATCCACGTAAGGACCGTCTGCGTTGCCGTTGCCGGTAAAGGCTCCGACAGCGCACAGCCCCGGTACCGACCGGAACAGATAGGCGATCCCGTCGACCCCGTTCGTATTCAGCGCGTTCGCCACGGTGAAATGCGTTGCCGTCGGTGCCGTGTCGTTCCAGACGTTCGAAACAGCCGCCGCCGCCGTATCATTCAGCAGCAACCGTTGTGTCGCGCCAAGCGCCTGGTGATAGACGTAACGCTCGCCCGCCGCGCCAGTCAGAACGACGATCATCATTTCCGGGATGCCGCCCAGCGAATGGGCTACCGGCTGGCTGACATTCGCGTCTCCTGTGAAGGGCTGAATGTCGAAGTGCGGACCTTCCCGGAACAGCCAGTAAGCGTAACGGTCAGTCAGTTGGTTGAACCCGCCGGCCGCACCCAGCCGCACACCCCCGGTGATAAAGGCTTCAACGCCGGTCGGTTCCGACGCTTCCGCTTGCGTAAGGTCTGTGAACAAGCTCAGCCCTGGCCCGCGTACTGCGTCGACAAGCCGATGACTGCCGATGCCGGACAGGATCTTTGCCCATACTAGATCCGGCGTCCAATCGCCCGCGCCCAGCAAGTTCACGTCATTGCCTGTGCCGATATGCACCAGCGCATCGAAGTAGTCCGCGCCCTGGTTGGCCGGTTGCGGCATGTCGGAATGGCGTAGCAGCTTTTGGCCGATGGCCGGGCCGATGTCGGCAAAGTCCCTCGCGCCGAAATTGTAGGTGCCGGCCGTCAAGACCAGCGCGCCGGGATCGGTGGTGGTCTGCGCCAGACCGTCCTTTTCGTAGTAGTAGACCGTCCCGTCGTCTTCGGGCCGCAGCGTGATCTTGGCGTTGCCGCCGGCAACCGTCAGATTGTTGTTGGACAGCGTGCCGGTGGTCAGCGGGTCCAGGGTGTCCAGCACAGCATAGGGGTTTTCTGGGGAGTGCGCCGACAGGTTGGACGCATTCATACTCACAGGCGTGTAGCTGTTGCCGTAGCTGCTGGCGTCAACACCGATAGTTTGGAAATCCAGAAAACAGGAATTGACGCCGCCTTTCGCTTCGACGACGGCCAACACATCTTCATCAGATTTCGGCACCCACCACTTGGCGTTACCCTGGCTGCGGACTTGCCCGAAATCAGTTGCGGTCATGGTGGACCCGTCGCCGTCGATATAGGCGATCTGCGCCAAATGCCCGTCGGTGTAGCTGGAACTGACAATCTGCCCAACATGGGCCGTAAAGCCCGGATCGTTGATGCGCGGGAGGTCTGTGAACTGAGGCGGTATTACAAGGGTTCCGATTTCCCAGTCGTCGAATATCTCGCCATTCAACCAGGCCCGGGCACGGTCGGCTTCCACGGCCTGGTCCGTATCAATAGCGATGACCATGTGGCTCCAGGCATTATCGAAAGCACGCCGGTTCGGGCGCAGCCGGATCGTGTAAGCACCGTCGTAAACAGTCACCGTGGGAGCATTCCGGAACGCCCCGATAATCGCAAAGTTATTGCTGTTGAAGGAAGAGGTCGGCGGGACAGCGCACGTATTTCCGTTTTCGCCCGGGTCGGCCGGATAGAACCAAAACGAAACCGTGAAAGCCCGCTTATTCCCGGCCGCAGGTACCCGCGTCATGGTCTCGTCTATACCGTTGAACGCGCCGGACTGCATGTCCGACACGGCAACGGCCGATCCACGGCGTAGCTGTTGAAGTGGGCCGCTCATACGCGCCTCATATCAACGGTGGCACCCTGGATCATGTAGGAGAACACCACCCGTTCCGTCCCCACTGTCGGGGTGCCTTGGCTCCCGAAATCGGCGCCCACAGGCCAACTAAACCCGCTGGCATTTCCGCTGGCGTTGTCGATCACGATGTTGCCGCCCTGACCGTCCGCCAGGTTGGCAAAGGTGACGGACATCGCACCAGCCGCAGGCGCGGGCGTGATCAAGAAGTTCTGTCCGTCATTGAAGTTGAGCGCTGCGTTGTGCGCAGCGATAAAGGGAGATCGTTGCGAACCGGTCCAGTTCTGGTCCGCCGCCAGGATTGACGCGGCGACCGAACCGATGACTGCGGTTGCATCCGCATCGTCCAGGATACTGGCCCAAAAGGCCGATACCGCCGCTTCAGGGGCGGTCGCTGCTACGGCAACCGGCTGTCCATTTTCATCGAAAGAAAGATAGTTGCCCGCTCTGACCAGTCGGTCGGGAAGAATGAATCCGTTCGTTGTGTCCGTGTCGTCGGTCGTCGCCAGCCGAAGAGCTGCATTAAGCTTTGCGAGCAATTCCTGCTGAGTAGCGGTTTGACGGTCGAACTCATCATTCAAGACCTTGGCGCGGAACTCGCCTTCTTGAAAGTCGCTGGTCCGCTCGATTGGGACTTCCCGGGTAAGGGTAACCTTTTGCTGGTTGGCCGGCGCTGTCGCAAAAGTAACAGTCCCTCCGTCATCGCTTCCGGCTCCGCTAACGGCATAACCTCCCGTTTCCGCCCCGATGTTGTCATCGAGATACACACGTAGATTCGTTTCGCTGAAGATAGGGAAAGGAAAGGTAAACGCCACCTGCGTTCCGTCCGCCAGATATTGGATCACCGGGCTGAGATTTCCGATACGAATATGTTCGCTTGTCATTCGGCAGGTTCCTTTGGAGGGAAGCGTTATGGTTGGTTCAGCCGGTTTGCAGAAAGCAGTCCGAGACCGAGAACACGACTCAATGCACTGCGACGAGAACGTTCCCCTTCCCGCCGGCTTCGAACCTGAACGCCTAAGTCTTGGAGCATCGCATCGGTTCTCAGACGCCCGCCGGATCGGTTCGCCGCCTCTATTGCAGCCTTGGAAAAAAGTCCGGCGCTGCCCGAATTGGGGTCTATACCCGCCCGCCCCGAACGATTGGCCTGACGCGCCAACGCTTTCTCCAACCGAGCCTCATTCTCCAGGTTGGCCTCACTTTCCCGCAAACGAACCTCTGCGCGCTGCAGGTCGAACGCGGCGCGCTGTGCGGCCTCATCACGAGAGGCGCCAAGCATGTCGTTCACGGTCCCTAAGCCCTTTAGAGCCGTTCCAAACAAATCCTTTGTGGTGAATACAGGAACCGGCGGTGGCCGTAGTACCGCACCGCCAGTGAACGCGCCGCCTGCCGTTGCAGGCCCGGCCGCAAGCCCAAACCCACCAGACGCCGCGGCTAGGGTCCCTATTGCAATCAACGGCAATGCCCGTTTGAACGTATCTCCACTCATGCTGCTATCTCCGAAGTAACCGACAAGACGGTCGCACGCGCCGCACTGTCACCGGCAACACGGATCGTCGCCCCGCCATCGCGTCTGTACTGACCGCCACACCATCCCAGAAAACGAAGTGTTCGCAGTCCCGTGAATGACGGTGGTGGCGCATCAAGCGCCTCTTCCCCAAACTCAGTGAAGACGATCGTTTGCCCGTTCACTGAGACCGGCCCACGGGTATCCGAGAACCGGATGGATGCTCGCACGATCCGATGCGCATTCCCGATCAAGGTGCCGTCCGAAAGTTTCGCCTCGATGGGCATGGTCTCAACCGCCCAGTCGAATGGCAGGCCGACCTCGACCGACGTCACATCATACGGCGTTGTCACCATACCGTTGCTGACTGGCTGCGCGCCCAGATCGGCCCCGCCTGGACCCAACACCCGAACCGTGTGTCCTTCAAGGTGGTCGAAACCACCCCAAACACGCGTCGCGTGTTCCTCAGAACTGGAAAGTGAGCAATCCAGGTCGTGGCCAAGCTTCAACCGTTCCAGGAAGTACCTATCAGTACCGTTGATGTTTCGTTTGACCACGATGTACGTGGACCGCCCTACGACAGAAACGCGCAGAACTTCCCCTTCGGTGTCCCACAAAGTCCACCCGGTCACGGACTGAGACTTCCGCGTATTCAGGACAGCCATGGTTCCGTCACTATTCACGACAAAGAGATGGTGCGCCGAATTGCCGAAGCCGCCGCGCCGTGCCGCCATGTCTACAGGTTCCCGCATCAGCGATCCCGACAACAGTGCCAGGTCCTGCGCCTGATAGATCGTGAACCCTGTTTCATCCGTTCCGGCCGGCAACAACTCCTGCACTGTCTGATGATGGTGGATCCCATCCTCATCCAGGAATGAATCGGAGATAAATACGACGGACCCGTCCATCTCCTGTGGGCGGATGTCAGCGGCCGGGACTTCGGTGTGCCTTTGAAAGTAGAAGTTCTTGGGCGTAACTGGAGACTCTTTCGCCACAAAAACGCCGCCGGATGTGAACAGGAAAAAGTCATCCAAAGCATACTGCTGCTGGATCTTGCTTACCCGATCCCCATCCATGGAGAATTCCACCGCACTGTCATCCAATGGCTCTCCATCGCTTGCAGTCTTTTCCTCGAAGTTGAAGAAGTCGTTTGTGACCGAGCCCCATTCGGTTTGCGGCCTCGATTGAGATCCGCCGAAATAAAGCCGTCCCTCAAAGAAGTAGACGGAAGACGGCCAGCCACGACGGTCGGACCACGTGTCCTCGGACTTCGATGCAGCGGTAGACATGTCGAACGACCAACCGGCAATCGGCGTTGCATCTTGGAAGGGTGTCGAGATGTTTATCTTGGCCAGTTTCGGTGATACGACGCTGGCTATGGTAGCGGTACCGCCGTTGCCCTTGATGGTTGCGCCAAGATCGCCGGCAACAAACCAATTCCGATCACAGGTCAGGTCAATGGACAGGCCGGACGTCGCCGCCGGTATTACGAGACCGGCAGGGAAACAAAGACCGAATTCATGTGATGGTAGGTTCGTTATGTCGAACTGTTCCAAGGCCCAGCGATCGTGCGCGCCTTGCCGGACCAACTTCCGATACCGATAGTCGGGATGCGTTAGGATGAGCGTATCCAGCGATTGCGTCATCCGAAGGCCCGCGAGATCGCGGCCGGGATACGGAGTCGTCAGTTGCGCTTGCAGCACACCATTGCGGAACACGCGGATGCTAAGGTGCGTGAAGACCAGCAGGTACTTCTGCTCGCTCGAGAACTCAAACTCACGCAGTAAAAGCCCCAGCGCTCCATCGGCAGCGGCGTCAGCGATCTCCGCGATAAAGCAGAAACCTTGCCGCATCGTTTGCCCACCAAGCGGCAACCCATGCATATTCCGGATTTCCAAGGCTCCAGCGTAGTACGCGTTCACGTCCTGCCGCGCCGCCAGATCGCGGTCGAGCATGCCGGCGGCAAAGCTGGCTTGCTGCGTCGCTGCGCGCGCCACCATCAGCCCCGAACCCCGACTAGATATTGCGCCCGAATGCGCCGGGGTGTCTGCTGCTGTGCGTCGATGGTCTTTGCGCGTTGAATAGAGTGTTCCGCCAACCGCGCCAGCGCTTCAGTCCGCGACGTGTTCTCGGTCAGTGGTAGGGCGAACTCGGCCGCCAACTTTGCGATCAGTACTTCGATGAAGTACGGCGGATAGCCGCTTTCATCGGGACGGAAAATGTAGGTTAGAACCACCCCGTCCTGGTTTGTGTGTAAGGTCCGCTCAAAGATTCTGTAGGCGACCCCCAATCCGGCACCAGCATCATCTCCGCCCACGGACAACGCCCGGAGGAAATCTGCGGGCAACTGATATGCATGGTCGAAATCAGCCGACGGCGTCGCGGCAAGCCTGGGAAGAGTAACCTGCCCCTTGGCGAAGCTCCAGGGATGGGCAGACAACAAACCGTCCCGCACGCTTTCATACCGGGTTCCTGCGATGATCGACTCCGCTGACCCTTCTTCGAACGACGCGATCGGCATGGCGGCAATCGCGACCAGGGCCTGACTGCAAATCTGATACTTGTTCATGATCGCCCCCAAGGCGGTTGGCGGAGCCGGCATAACCGGCTCCGCACGATCAAAGTGCTTCCTAAACGGCGCCGTCGCTTACCGTGACAGTGGTTCCGTCATTGGCGGTTACGGCCATGAAACCGACTGCATCGGCGGCGATCACGTAGATCAGATCGTCAACCGCCAGCATGCCGGACGCTGCGTCGAAGTAGGTCGCGCCCTCGATGGTCAGGCGATTGTCATCGGCCGACTTGTATTGCCACCAAGTCTGTCCATCGCCGTGCCCCATTGCGGACAAGTGTGTCTTGTCAAAAGCCATGATCCTCTGCTCCCTCTATCCCAAAACCGTATCGTGCTTGACCTGAATCCGAACCGCGCCTGCGGGATCGATGAGGCACGTTCCCTGCAGGATGCGCGTGTTCAAGAACCATTCGGATTTCGTATTTTCCCAGGACCAGGTGGATCGCAACTCAGTGGCGATCGCATGCCCAATGGCGGACTGATGGTAGATGACGCATGTCGCCTCGGTGGGCGTGGTCGGCAAGGCCGTATGCTGCATCCAAAGAATGTTCCGCCACTTCTTGGCTTCCGACCCTTGCAGCCAGGGCGCTTCCGCCTGTCCGATATAGTCTTTGTCCGCAAATTCCGGGATATTGAGGAGTTCCTCCCAGGCATGCGGTGTCACCACGGCGGTCCGATTTCCATCATCGGGAACGTCTCCGGCATTCAGGGCTTCAACCGCCAGCTGGACCTTCCCCTTCGTCAGTCCGCTCACAGTATCGCCGACCAACTGAATCCCAGCATCCAACGCCCGCGAAAGGATCAGATCATCCGTGTCCCGGCCGTGTGCATGAGCGAAGTTCTTGGCAATCACCAGCTTTTCATCGGCGCTGCTGATCAACTCGTCCAAATCCCCGACATAGTCGCCGCCATAGGAGGAGACCAAGTCGCATGGGACACGTCCGCGGGACGATGTAATGACCGGAACATCGGCGCCCCGGGCCTTAGTGCCGGTGGTAACCTTGCCGGCGGTATTGAAGTGGGTGCGCTCCCCTTTGACGTCCGTCTTGGTCCGCACGGTATTCCGCAACTTGGAGCCCTCGCGCTGGTAGGCGAGATGCACATCGGATTGGAACTCCTGGTCGAACCAGGCAGGTATATTCTCTGACATCGGGTATCCCTCGTCGTTTCCGATTCAGCACCGAATACGCCGGTGCGGGCGGGTCGGATTCGCAGCGGGTCTGTACCGTGATATGCCGCTGGGCGGATTTACCGCGATGGCCGAGGGTGTCGCCGGGTCTGGCCAGTGATATGCCGGTCAAGTGTCAGTATAGTGAGTATGGCAGGACGAGTAACGTAACGCGTTACAATTGGCCCAGAACAACTGCCTCGAAAGAGGTCTTTCAAATTCGATCAAAGAGAGTCTAGCCTACTGTTTCCTGTCACATAATCACTTTCACTAAGCCAGATCACCGCTATTACTGTTCATGTGTGTTTGATAGGTCTACATATTCATATGCACATTTTCGCTTCCCCGTAAGGAGAACGAAACCCATCACGCATCCGGCGCAAGGTCGCCGCATGGTCCGGGTACCCAAAGACCATGTGAGCGGGGTAATTCAGCAGGGTTGTTCTGCGGGGTTGTTCTGCGGGGTTTGCAAGTGGCCGTGAGACAGAATAGCGTCCCGGCACGGTTCGTCAGCAAGCCGGCAACATCGATCCGGTCCACTGGCGCCCTCGGAAACGGCACGCCGTGCAGGGGGGGAACGACGTATTCACTTTATTCAGTGAAAGAGCTATGTCGGCGGCCGACTCGCTCAAGAGGCCCTCAGCCTGCAAGGCCAGATCCACGGCCTGGCGCTAATCGTTAGCGGTTCAGTTCAGGCTCGGACAGCTTTCCGGTCTTTGGATCGATGGTGAAAATCACCGACGGCGTTACGCCCTTAAGCTTGCCCCCATCTTGGCTGATGTAAATACCGAGGAAGGACTGCGGCACCTTCTTGCCTTTCCGGCCTATCTTCAACTCATGGTCCTCTACAATCCAGAGCCGATTACCCTGGTTGTCGTAACCAAGAACATTTCGCCCGACGTTTTCATCGCCATACTCGAAGTCTGCAGTTTTTAGTCGAATTGCAGTAACGCCATCGAGTTCGATCGCTTCCGCAATCCTCTGATCAAATGAGATTTTCCGGCCCTCGAAGCTCATTGTCTTTTGGCCACTTTCTCCAACTTGCATCTCTAACGCCCCAATTCCTCGTATCTACCTGATAGTTTCCCCGATGGAGAACCAGTCGTCGTCAAGTGGATCCATGATCTCCACCTGAATCCCGCCTCCGTTACTAAAATCGTTCCCTGCCGCATTGCTAATGCGGACTTCAACACCAGGCGGAAGTGTTACTTCGCTTATGTGGGTTTTCTGCTCGGGAATAGCGTACAAATCCATGAGCTTCTCCAAGCCAACCGGTGTTGCAGTTATAGTATCAAACTCTTCTTTTGGGATCAGGAATTCACCAGCAGGTGTATTCTTCTGCTCCTCACGGACCAGCCGAACAAAACGATTGAAGTTCGTGTTAGTTTCCATCTCATACACGATACCATCCGGATCGTGTGCAGGCTGAAACTCGTCAAGTTCCGTCAGCTTGCCCTACTCCCTTAAACCCACTTCGGTTTCTCTTTTTGCTTCGCTTGCCTGTATGGACCTCTCAGGCGATGCACCGACCCTAGCCGCGAACGCGTCTAGCTTTTGCCGAGACAAGTTTGAGTCTGTTTCTTGGGGTTGCGTTTCACCCCTGTCCCAAGGCACCAACGGCTCGATGTCCGCATCGCTCGGTTCCTCATTGCCCAAACCGTCCGGCCCATCGGGTCTGCGTGGACCTAGGGGTGTCTGTTTGCTCGGGTTCGGTTGTTCTTTGTCCTCGTCTTTTCTCTTTCCACGCTCTCCAAGCAACCGCCTACCCAACGTCTTGAAAAAATCGATGAAAGGTTTCAAACGTGTACCAGCGGTACGGCCCAACGTTAGCCGGTCCGAATCTGCCCGCCCCGATCGACAGTCGACCCCGGCTTCCCTGTCAACGGCAATGGCAGTATCGCTTTGCGCGCTCTCCTGCGGGCGGAGAACATCCGGATCCCTGACCCGATCGTCCGACCGCAATTCAAATGCTTGCCGCTGCTCCTGGCCCGCATCGCCGCCGCGCGCCATGTCCCGGAACAGCGCCCCGAACTCGGCGTCGATCTCATCCGGGTCGGGGATGAAACCGACGTCGGCCAGTTCCAACAGCCACGGGTCGAACCCACACTCAAAATCGGGAAAGTCATGCACTTACCTGCATGCGCAGGATTTCATTCTGCTTCTACGAATCAGCCTTACGGCTATTTTTACATTTTCTTTGTATTTTGGAAGATACGAACAGATACAGTATTCACTCTACGTTCTATAATGACCATACGGGCGTATGCAGTGGTCGCCATCAAGAAACTGCATACATCTACACTCCACTCGTCTCGCATTCCGTCAAAGCCACTATTCTTGTGTCTTGGTGCAACAGTTAGCGATTCCACGCGGGATTGGTGAGCTTTCCTGTCCGTGCATCAATTTCATAAACCACCGACGGCGTGACACCCCTCAACAACCCATCTTCCTCGTCTACAAACACACTAAGGAAGGATTGCGGGACTAAACTATCCTTCGGCCCGATTTTTAGTTTGTGGTCTTCAACAATCCAAGTCTGATTTCCCTGCATGTCAAATCCGACTACGTTCCGTCCAACGGACGTATCCCCAGTGGCAAAGTCGCCCGTCTTAAGATGAACCACAACGCTGTCACCGACCTGAAATACGCTTTTGACGCGCTGCTCGAACGTACGGTCCTGCGCTCCAAATCTGACCGTGTGATCATCAACTTGCGTTACTGGCATGCTTCTCTACCTCACTTCCATTCTGAAAGTTCTTTGCCCGGAGAAAACCAGTCGTCGTCCAGAGGACTAACGATTTCAACTTGAATTCCTCCACCTTGACCAAATCTGTTTGTGGCAGCATTACTAACTTGCAACTGCACCCCAGGCGGAAGCGCCACCTCACTGAAATGAGTTTTATGGACAGGCAATGCATACTCGTCGCGTAGTCTCTCCAGCCCATTCGGTTGAGACATTATCGCATCGAACTCTTCTTTGGGCATTAGAAATTCACCTTCGGGCGCATTTGCCCGACGTTTCTCAACCAGTCGAATGAAACTTCTAAATGTCGCTGTGGACTCAGTTTCATAAACGCGCCCGTCTGGATCGTGTGCAGGCTCGAATGGTACTTCCAGTGGCAATTTCCCCCCACTCCTTAGCCATTCTTCGGTCAGTACATTGGCTTCACTCCCCGGTATGGATCGCCCGGGATCAAGGCCGTGTTTCTCCGCAAATTCATCAAATCGGGCAGCGTTTTTGACATACCGATCAGCAAGCTCTTTGTTGCCACCAAATCGTTCCTGGAGGGCGTCAAGGTCCAGCTCTAATGGAGGACGGCGTTCATTTTCTTCGAGAGGGTCGAGAGTCCGCTCCGGATCCTCAATATCATCGGGTGCTTCAGGCTTGCGTGGACCGACCTTAGGCTGACTACCTTGCTCCGTTCGGTCTTCCCGGTCCTTCCGATCCCCGCGCCTTCGAGGGCCTCTTTTCAAAACTTCCCAAAGAGCGCGTCCCGCCGCCGCCAACCACCACGGAATTGCTGTTTGATCGTGTAAGATCAGGTTCCGACCGGAGCTATCGCCCGAACGTTCCGTTCCGCTGCCGCTGGCCAAGCGATCCGTTTCGCTACTAACCACGATTTGTGGCGATAGCTCTTCCGAAGCCATTTGCAGTAGTTGCCGGGCCTCTGGATTCTTTTCCGGAAGGTCTTCGAACTCGAATTCCAAGGTCCGAGCACCTACTGGATCCGGCTCAGCTTCTGGGCGCTCCACAGTCGCGCGTTCTTCGCTCCCCGCTGCTCCCCGGTACACCATGTCCCGGAACAGCGACCCGAACTCGGCGTCGATCTCATCCGGGTCGGGGATGAAACCGAGGTCGGCCAGTTCCAACAGCCACAGGTCGGTATCGCCGCGCGTGCGCCGCAGTGCTTCCTCGTCCTGCTGCAGGCGCAGGATCTCCGCCTCTTCCCGCTCCCGCGCCAGGCGGGCGCGCTCCTGAACACGGGACTGGACGGTCCGCTCCATACGTTCCCGTGCAAAGCCGATCCGGGCCGTAGAGGCTGCATCGATCGGCGGGCGTTGAAAGTCGACAAGAGATACCCGACGGGGGCGGGGCATCGCCTAGTCTCCGTAGAGAGAACGAAACCCGTCTCGCACACGGCGCACGGTTTCCGCATGGTCCGGGTGTCCGGCGTCCATATAGGCGGGGCTGTTCTGCAGGCTCTGCAGGTGGCCCTGCGACAAGGCCGCTCCACCGGCACCGCCGGCACGGCTTGTCGGCAAACCGGCAACCCCAATCCGATCCTTGAGCGCCTTTAAGAACAACACACCGTTTGCAGACGAAGCAATCGATTCCAGGGTATCAGCAACACTGCTGTTCTCTGAGATCTCCTGCCCCAAAAGACCGTCGACCCAACGCCCTAGGTCCGTCAGCGTCCGTTCGGCGTCTTCACCCAACGCTTCATTCAAAAGGCCGGCTTGATCTTCGTCGCGGCGCCCCTGCCGCGCCGCCTCGTATGTATAGAAAACCGCCGTCAGTTCATCGAAATCGTCTTGGCTCAATCCCTTGGCCTTCGCCCATTCACTGACCGGTGCGAAGAGAGGGTGTTCCGTACTGGCCTCCAGCGTCTCTGCCAGTGTTTCGGGCACGGTCAATGTATAGGCGGTGGGAACCTCCTCCCGAGCGGCTGCCTTGTCGGAAATCTGTTTCCTCAGATCCATGGCCATTTTCGCCGCCGCGGCCCCATTGATCCCACCGGCGCCGTCGTTCAGCGTCGCATCCCAAAGATTTGCCGGCACCTGGAATCGTTCCCCCTTATGCGCGACCATACGGGGGCCATCGGTTCCAGGGCCGGCGCTCCGGTCCATCGGGATGAGACTTTCCGATCCTGGTCCGGCAAAGGTGGCGTCGGTGTTTTCAGCGCTGTTTTCCATCGCGAAGTTCGCTCTCTTTCATCATCGTTTCGATATAGGCGACCAGCCGCCGCTGCCCTTCCAGGTCACGCAGGACCGCTTCCGGCGTGTCGGGCGGCAAGCGTGCCTCCACGGTCTTGCGGCGTAAGTGATCCAGAACCGTCCGGCCCGGCACATCGGTAAAGCAACGGAGAAACTGGCTTCTTAGAAGGCGGTAGTCCTCCGCCGGGGGAATGCGGGTCGGCTTCATGGCGTCAAGCCAACGCCGGACCGGCGGATTGTTCTGCCAACCCGGTTTCCCCGCCCGGTTCCCCCCCGTCCGAAGCGGCGCCGGCGGCCATCTGGGCCAGTGCCTGAAACTGCTGTTGCTGCGCCTGAAGCTGAGCCTGTTGTTGCTGCATCAGCGTCTGTTCCTCCTCGCTGCGGCGCACCGTTTCCGGAATCTTGGAGTCGGCGAGATAGGCGTTCAGCACCTTTCGCCGGTCGACCGCCACCTCGATCAAGTCGGGGAAGAGTTGAGCGGCGGCCGCATAGCTCTGAATGGTGGAGGCCGCGTCCGCTTCTTCCTGCAACTTGACCAGAGGGGAGACGGGCACCGGCTTCAACGCCGCCGCCCCGCCCAGGGAAAACGGTGGAATGTAATAGGGACTGCCCGCCAGCGATGGATGCTGCAGCACGTCCAGAATACGCCGGACCAACGGCCCGGACAGTTCGGACAGCAAACGCAGCGATTCCGGCACTTCAACCGCTTCCTGTTGCGCGGCCCGCACGTCAATCTCAAAGGCCGTGCGCACCCGCGCGTCTTGCGGCGGCAGCGAGGGCCCCAGGATTGCTTGCCGGATTCCTTCTCTCAGTTCGGACAGGATCAACGCGCTGACATTGAAATCACCGGCAGGCTTCAAAGGTTCCAAACCGTCCGCATCCAAACTTCGCGGGATAATGACGCCAGGACCGAGCTCGAGATTCTCGGTGTTGATGACGGAGTTATCCGCGGTCTGCCACATCCCGACGATGGCGGTTTCTGCGTTTTGCAGGACGAGTTTAACAACCGCGTTCGCCGTCTTGATGTTGCCTAGCACCGACAACACAGGTCCACGGCCCATGATCTCGCCAACCGCCTTGTCCATGCGGAACACAATGATCGGCGAACTGGCATAGCGGCGCGCAACGATCCGGGTGTCGGAAAGAGCGGGTTCCGGCCCCTTCGAAAGCCAAACCTCATAGTCAAGACGCTCCCGGTCGTAATCCCACAGAAAGGCTTCGACCAAGTAGATGTCGGCTTCGGGGTTCTTTTCGATAGCCCGCGCGGTGTCCGACGGCAGGGACGCGTCCGCCCAGCGCAGAGACAAGGTTCGACCCGGGACGGCCCACTTGCGAAAGACGGTCCGGATCACACCGTCCGGCCCTTCCTCAAAGCCCAATTGATGCGTGGGGAGCGCCTCGAACCGCAACGGATCGTCCGGCGTGCCTTCATGAACCGTAATGGCGCCGGTGGAGATAAGACTGTCAGCCAGCGCCGGCGGCACTTCGATATGGAAGTTGCTGGCTTCCACGGCTCGGTGAAACCGGGTGCGAACCATCTCCAGATAATCCGGCCAAGCGTCCAAACCCGGAATGGCGACTTCTGCCTCTCGGTCGGGCTGGAAGTCGACCCACTCCCGAAATGCTGGAAAAAGCTGCCCGTGTAGCCTTGCTTTTCGTTCCCGAACCGCTTCCGGCGCAGTTGAGTCGAACACGTCTACGTCACGCTGATCGCCCTGGGCATGCCCGCCGAACCCATCGTGGTTCGGCAATGCATAGTGATAGGCATCCTTCAAGACACCATGCCACTGCTGCGTCCGCTCGAAAGCTTTCTGCGCGCGGCGCAATGTCTCGTTCTGCTCCGCGGGCATCAGCCGGCTCCCAACTTGGATCCAACACCGCGCCTGTCGATCACGCCCTGCTCCCCTGCAAAGGACAGTAAGGCCCGTGAGCCTTTACGGTTTCGCAGCCGGGCTCGGTTCTTCTTCTTGATGTCTTCTTTGAGCCGCTCGTTCTCCTGACGTTGGCGTTCGAGCTCAGACGTATCCGGTTTCGGCGATGATCCGCCCAT